TCTGTCCTTGAGGGGAAGGGAGTTTTCCTTAAAAAAATTGGAAGGTTTGTCACCCCAACCCAAGGATTTAACGTCATTGCAACCGCCAATACTAAAGGCAAAGGTTCGGACGATGGTAGGTTTATTGGAACTAACGTGCTCAATGAAGCCTTTTTAGAAAGGTTCCCTGTAACCTTTGAGCAGTCCTATCCAGCCCCCTCTGTGGAGCACAAGATCCTGGAAGGTGTTGCTCTGGATCTGGGTGTAGAAGACCGTGATTTTTGTAAGAGGTTGGTTGATTGGGCCGATATTATTAGGAAAACTTTCTACGATGGTGGTATTGAGGAAATTATCAGCACCCGCCGCTTGGTTCACATCATTCGTGCCTACAGTATCTTCCAAGATAAGGCAAAGGCAATTCAAGTGTGCGTTAATCGATTTGATGATGAAACCAAGCAGGCATTTCTTGAACTTTATGATAAGGTGGATGCTGATTTCCAAATGCCTTCTACTGGTCCTGAACTGACTGTAGAATACGTTGACCAACCAGCTCCATTCTGATAAAATATGGGGAGGTAAATGTGCCTCCTTTTTACTTTTTACTTTTTACTATGAAACAAGATGTCTGAAAACTTTGAAACTCTTTACGAAAAATCAATTCTAGAATATACGGAAAATCCAACATTTGTTAACTCGGCACTAAAGGGTGCAATGTATGATGATTTTAAATTGCCACTTCCTGAGCAAAATAATTTTTCTGAAGATTATTACTCAACTCTAAACATTGGAACTCCTGTTTCCAAAAGTAATCATTTTACTTTCAATCCTTCATCTACTTTTAATTTGAAAATGACTGAAGATACAAACAGAAATGGTTTCTGGAAATATAATGAAGATAAAATCCTGAAACAACTTGAACAGTATATCTCTGGTACTTATAGTCAGCATTATGTTGATCGGACTGGTGGTGGAACTGAACAAACTCTTGATAAGATTAAACATAATCGTCGTGAAGGATTTTGTGCTGGTAATGTAACCAAGTATATTGATCGTTATGATACCAAAGGTACTCCACGAGCAGATTTGTTCAAAGTTCTCCATTATACTATTCTTCTGATTAACCATCTCAATCTCATTGAAAATAAGTGATTATGAAACTTTCTGATAAAACTGTTAATCTTTTGAAAAACTTCTCTGGTATTAATCAATCTATTTTGATTAAGACTGGTAACAAACTTCGTACTATTTCTGTAATGAAAAACATTCTTGCAGAAGCAGTTCTTGATGAAGAGTTCCCCAAAGATTTTGCAATCTATGAACTTTCTCAGTTTCTGAATGGTTTGAGTTTGCATAAGCAACCAGAACTTGACTTTAAGAATGATGGATATGTGGTTATCCGTGAGGGTAAGATGCGTTCCAAGTATTTTTTTGCCGATCCAAGTGTAATTATCACTCCTCCAGATAAATCTATTAATCTTCCAAGTGAGGATGTGTGCTTTGAATTGAGCACTGAGCAACTGGATAAACTGTTGAAAGCTGCTGCGGTTTATCAACTTCCCGATATTTCTGCTGTTGGTGAAGCAGGTGTTGTGAAACTGGTGGTTCGTGATAAGAAGAACGATACTTCTAACGACTTTTCGATTGTTGTAGGGGAAACCACTGAAACTTTTACCTTTAACTTCAAAGTTGAGAACATCAAAATTCTTCCTGGAACCTATGATGTAGTTGTGTCTTCTAAACTTTTGTCACGATTTACGAGTAGGGCTCATGATTTAAAGTATTATATTGCTTTGGAACCTGACAGCACATTTGGATGATATAATACTGATGAGTTGAGGAACCTACCATTAATATATTTGTTACTTCTCCCTGGCCTGCCGAGAGTGCAATCGTACTTCCGGACAAACATATAGTGAAAATGCCTCTTGAATGCTGCCAATTATTATCCATTGTGGCATCCAAGTGGTATCACAACTATGGTCCAGTTCATAAAGCAGATGGCAATCCTTATGCAACTGAAAAAGGTGCTTTTCGTAATCATCCTTGTACTCAATGGGCCGCAAAAACAATCGATAATGCTTATTGGTTGATTAAGTGGGGAATGAATCTTTGTGATGAATATTCCGTCCGTTACGGTAAGACTCATTCGTGCTATAATACTCTTTTGGAAGCATATTATTTGTTTCCAAAAGGAAAATTGACAAATGTAACTCCATTTGCTCGTGCTATGCCCGATGAATGGAAATATGACAATACTATTGATACTTTTGAGGCATACAAAAGATACATTGCATCCAAACCCTGGGTAGCATCTAACTATCTTCGTATGCCCGAACGCAAACCTTCTTGGGTCTAAATTATGACAAGTGATTTTCTTTTTGTGGAAAAATATCGTCCTCAAGTGATTGATGACTGCATTCTTCCTGATGAAACTAAAAAAACATTTAAGGAGTTCGTTGAGAAAGGAGAGATTCCAAATCTTCTTCTTGCTGGACCTCCTGGTATTGGTAAAACAACTATCGCAAAGGCACTATGTAACGAACTAGGAGCAGATTTTTATGTCATCAACGGATCCGACGAAGGACGTTTCTTGGATACTGTACGGAACCAGGCAAAAAACTTTGCTTCGACCGTTTCACTTACGGGATCTTCTAAACACAAAGTCATCATCATCGATGAGGCTGATAACACGGGGAACGACGTTCAACTCCTTCTACGGGCAAATATTGAGGCATTTTATAACAATTGCCGATTCATCTTCACTTGCAACTACAAAAACAAAATCATTGAACCCCTCCATTCTCGATGTGCAGTCATTGACTTTACTATCAAAGGAAAACAAAAGGCACAACTTGCAGGAGCATTCTTTAAGAGACTTCAAACAATCTTGGATCAAGAAAAAATTGAGTATGATCCAAAGGTTCTTGCGGAGTTGGTATCAAAACACTTCCCAGATTTCCGCAGAGTCCTCAACGAATGTCAAAGATATTCTACGGGAGGAAAAATTGACTCGGCAATTCTTGCATCTTTCTCAGACATCTCTGTAAATGAACTTCTTAAAAATCTTAAGGAAAAGAACTTCACTGAAGTACGTAAATGGGTTGTATCCAATCTTGATAATGACAGTGGTGTTATTCTTCGTAGGGTTTATGATGCACTTTACGACTCAGTTGTTCCAGGTTCTATTCCTGCTGCTGTTCTTATTATTGCTAAGTATCAATATCAGATTGCCTTTGTTGCGGATCAAGAAATTAATCTTTTGGCGGCACTGACAGAAATTATGTGTGAGGTTGAGTTTAAATGAAGTCTCTTAAAACACCCTTGAGGTATCCAGGCGGAAAGTCCCGTGCTTGCACCAAGATGGATCCTTATTTTCCAGATCTTCGCAATTATGATGAGTTTCGAGAACCATTTCTTGGTGGAGGAAGTGTCGCAATTTACCTTACTAAGAAGTATCCTGGATTGAGTATTTGGGTGAATGATTTATATGAACCCCTTGTCAACTTCTGGCAACAACTCCAAATGTTTGGGTATGATTTAAAAAGTGAACTTGTAGATTTAAAGACCACAAATAATACTCCTGATTTAGCAAGAGAACTTTTTGTCCAATCAAAGGAGCGTATCAATGACAAAGATATGTCAAATTTTGATCGTGCTGTGTCTTTCTATGTTGTAAACAAGTGTAGCTTTAGTGGTCTTACTGAGAGTTCATCTTTCTCTGAACAAGCTTCCCAAAATAACTTTAGTTTGCAAGGTATTCAAAAACTGCCTAGTTATTCTGAACTGATTAAAAATTGGCGTATAACTAACTATTCCTATGATTATTTGATGGATGGAAATAAAGGTGCTTTTATGTATCTCGATCCTCCTTATGACATTAAGGATAACCTCTATGGGCGTAAAGGATCAATGCATAAAGGATTTGATCACGATAAGTTTGCTGCTGACTGCGATACTTGTCCTATGGATCAGTTAATCAGTTACAATTCAGATCAACTTGTGAGAGACAGATTTAAAAATTGGAAAACTGGTGAGTTTGACCTTACTTATACGATGAGGTCAGTTGGTGAATATATGCGAGAGCAAAAGGAAAGAAAAGAACTGTTGCTATTTAATTATGGAACTGAAGGATTGGTTAAACTCGATTAATTTTACAAAGGAAGATTTATCTGAAAATATTAAAGAATACCCTCCATACATTATTAATCGTTGTCTGTCAGGGCATATTGATTGTGTAATGTACGTGAATGAAATGAATATAGCACATTATCTTGATAAAGATATGCAATATTCATTTTATCTAAATAGTCTAAGGAAAAAGAAGAGATTTTCTCCCTGGCTCCGAAAGGATAAAGTCACAGACTTAGAATGTATAAAACAATACTATGGATATAGTAATGAAAAAGCATCACAAGCTCTGAAAATCCTGACAAAAGAACAAATTAAAT